AATGTCGCTCCGTCTACGCCCTAAAGCGCACGAGAGGTAAGACGGATTTCTAGGTAGCCCTAGTATAGCCAGCCTTGCGCCGCCAGCTCGGAACATAATTCGGCGGATACATAATCCGCGCATAACCATGCAAAAGACCGCCCTCGGCAATCAAACGCTCCTGCTCCTTAGACCAGGCATCCCACTTAACCCAATCCATACTTCCGTCAGGAAGTCGCATCGCGCCATGAGAAACAAAATTCTCACCAATCGGAGACGAAGAACCAATAGCCATCAAAACCTCACAAATCCAAAATGCGGCGCAATTTAAAAATCACTGCCTGCCTACAATCTTGTCTCCACGACTCCTAGCGTAAGCATCAATAGCTAAATACGCCACTGAATCGTCATCAGGGTCAACAACAGCCTTATAGAGAAGCTCAGAAAGCTCCCTCTCCTCGGCCAACTCAGAACGAAGACGAGCCATCTCCGAAGAAGAATCATCATTTCGCGCAAACCCAAAAATATTCACATCAAGCCCCAAAAAAAAATTTTAGATAAATCTATCCGAAAGTACATCAGCTGCATATATTTTTAGCACCCCCCCCATATTAGACGAACACAGAAAAACAGGCGACAAAAAAACATCACCCACCCCCCCCTCAAAAAATACCCCACAAAAAGACTGACACAACGAAATAGCCGGCCACGTCAACGAAGAACACCGCCAAATCCTAACAGCAGAATCGGATAAATCTAGCCGAAATAGAGCAGTCGAAAAATAGTTCACAGCTCCCCCCACCGGCGCACCGCGTCACTAAAAAGTCCCGCTACACCAATTCCTAACAGCCCTGCGTGACTATCTATTCGTACTTTGCTCATGCTCTTTCCAGACGAGAGCACGACTACAGCAGGTCGTAATCTATGTGTTGTTATTCACAACAGTCTGTCAAGTGTCATGTAGTATTTGTCCTGTCTGTTGACAAGCTTTCGTTATCAAGTAGGTCAAATGCTCGTAGATACTGCTCAATTCTTTCATGCTTCATTACCTGATGTTGAAAGTCGCATCCTTTCTGAAGGCATCCTACTGAATCATCAAGGTGTTATCAACTTGTCAGGCTTTGCATCTCATGCAGCTGGTTATGTGAACATGTTTGGTTGTGCTCGTCTTGAAGGTGTTCATGTAACCGAGTCAGCCGAGCCACGCTTTGTTCAGAGTTTCTTCACCACTATCAGCGTGTTCCATATTGATGATGGTGTTATTGATGAGTCGATTCTTAAGGTCAATGATTACGACAGGCGTCAGTCGCGTGCTGGTATCTTTCCCTTTGCGTGTAGTTCGTATACATACACTCGTCACATACCAGCGTCAGCTATTACTTCTGTTAGTCATTTTGATAAGAACGATATCCGTATTCCGATGGAGTTCTATTCGCCACGTGGCCACGGGTGATACGGGTGACTACTATCTAGGTATGCCATACAAGAACCCTGAAGCACGTAGAGAGTGGCAACGCACTCATCGCGAAGATACTGCAGCCAAGAAGGCTAACCGTAGAGAGTATGAACGTGAACGCAAGAACCGTAAACGTGTTGAGGCAATCCTTCAACTTCCTGAACCAGAGCGTAGTAGAAGGCTTGAACAGAATGCTCAACGCCGTGCACGTATGTTGCGTTGGAGCTCCACGGGTGACTAGAACTGCTGTATGTAGAAGCCTGCTTCTAATACTCCACTACTAAGCTCGTCATAGAATGTGTCGTAGTCTTCAGGTAGTTCATCTACTTCAATAGTTGTAAGCACTCTGTTGAACATGTTGGCATACATACCATCCTGGTCTCTCACTAGTGTTCTGCCTGGATAGTAGATGTCATCATCCCAGAGTACTTTTCGTGGAACTGTGTAGGTATAAGGCCTCACCACCATTGTTACTCTGTTGTTCTCAACATGTGTGACAGTGAGACATTCCTTAACATTCTTGCCTTCAGCGAAAGCTCTTCTTAGTCCGATTCCTTCTGTCTCTTCTGGCTTCGTGCTTATGTAGCCTTCTGATGCCATCGTGAAAGCTGTGATGCCCCAAGCTCTCCTCACTATGCAAGCAACCCTTGATACAGAATCAAAGCGCTCGTCAGGATGAGAGTCCTGCACTTGTGGTCTCGCCTGCAACATGAGGGCAAGCCTGTCGTCTTCCCAGCAGAAGAGGTTGATTGCTAGGTCCTCGCCTATGCCCTCGTCTTTGACTGACTGTTCCTTGGCTTCAACTGTGGACATGAGGGCTAGCCCTACCTTGTCAATACGTTCCTTGAAGTCAGATATGTCCACAACCAACACTATCTCGACTAGGTACTTGCGCCATAAACATCCATAGGTGGACTAGTGTGTCAACCATGGCAACAAACAAGAAACCAATCAAGAAGGCAACGGCTAAGAAGGCTCCTGCCAATAAGAAGAAATCTCCAGCCGCTAAGAAGGCTGCTCCTAAGAAGGCTGCAGTCAAGAATGATGGACCTCGTCCAGAAGATGCTGTGAGAACAGAGAGCAATGTTTCGGCAGTTGGCATTACATCAACACCAAAGGACAACGCTCCTAGTGTTGTTGTTTACGCTAACAACGTAAAGAACAAGTCATTGCGCAAGCGCATTCTCGCTTGGTTCAAAAACTAGAGAAGTCACCACCAACGTATTCTTCGTCTCTCTTGCCTAGCAAGTAGACAGCACGAATACCAATCTCGGTAATTTCCCAAGTGTCAGCGTCAACGCGACGCAGCATACCCCTACCCTCAAGAGTCTTCATGACTTCTCTTGCATCATATGGTCTGCGACACCTTGAACCGAACATCCTCACAATGCTCACGGGTGCGATAGGTTTCTTCTTCATCTTGGCGTAGCACAAGATAGAGCGAGTCAGCGTAGTTCCACGCTTGATGAACGAAACCAACTGGAACTCTTCTATTCCAGCTATCTCTTTAATCCTGAAGTTTGACATGTCAACAATCTAGCGAGCCGTTGGAAAAATAACAACTCGTCTATAATTCCTTTATGTCAGATATATTTCGCTCAGATAACTACCTGTTTGGTGAATATCGTTTCCTGAAAGCAGATTCAAATCCGTGCCCTGTCTGTGGACACCCCACGGGTAACTGTACTCCAGATTCTGTTGACAATCCAGATGTCGCATTTGCAGAATCAAAAACACACAATGTTGACAGCACTCAATTTGTGCTCGTTGATGAAGATGTGTATATTGACAAACCTGTTTCACCTTATGCAACAGCTAAGGTTCTGGCAGCAAAGAAGGGGCAATACATATCACTTGACAAAGCACGTGAGCTAGGCATCAACTAGACGCACAGTTTTTTCAATAGCGATACAATTGTCATTCCCATAATCCCTACAAACAAGAAAGAACGAACATGGCACTGCTTACCCCGGAATTCATCGCAACATACGCAAACAAACAAACACCTTGGGGTTTTGGTGGACTTGGTGAAGTCGTCTACCTTCGCACCTACAGCCGCCCAATTGAAGAGCTTGGTCGCAACGAGACTTGGACAGAAACCATCACGCGCGCAATCAATGGCGCAATAGAAATCGGCACATGCCTCACACAAGAAGAAGCAGAGAAGCTGTTTGACCACATGTTCAATCTTCGTTGCTCTCTTTCAGGTCGTGCCCTTTGGCAGCTTGGCACACCACTCGTTAAGAAGTTCAATGCCACATCATTGAACAACTGCTACTTCACCAACATCGAATCAATTGAAGACTTTGAGCTTCTGTTTGAATACCTCATGCTTGGTGGTGGTGTTGGCTTCTCTGTTGAACGCTCCAAGATTCACGAACTTCCAAAGATTAAAGCAGGTGTATCAATCACACATGAACGCTCCAATGATGCAGACATCATTGTGCCTGACTCGCGTCAAGGCTGGAAGCGCCTACTTCATGCAGTGTTGAAGTCCTACTTCGACACGGGTAAGTCTTTCTCGTACTCAACGATTCTCATTCGCGAATTCGGTGCACCACTCAAGACATTCGGTGGCACAGCATCAGGTCCAGGCGCACTCATTGAAGGCATCGCAGACATCAGCAAAGTAATGCAGAATCGTGAAGGAAAGAAGCTTCGCTCAATTGATGTGCTTGACATTTGCAACATCATTGGTCGCATAGTTGTATCTGGTTCATCACGCCGTTCAGCACAGATTGCCATTGGTGACCCAGACGATGTTCTTTTCATTCGTGCAAAGAACTGGTCCACGGGTAGCGTCCCAGCATGGCGTGCCAACTCCAACAACTCCATCTATGCAGACTCGTATGAAGAAATCATGCAAGAGCTTTGGAAGGGCTATGACGGCTCAGGTGAACCATACGGTTTGGTTAACCGCAAGCTTGCACGCACATATGGTCGCCTTGGTGACAAGCGTCCTGACAACACCATTGAAGGCTTCAATCCATGTGCAGAGATTGCTCTTGCAGACGGAGAGTCATGCAACCTTTCAACAATCTTCCTCCCAAATGTTGAATCACTTGAACAACTCAAGGAAATATCAATCCTTTTGTACAAGATTCAAAAGCAAATTACACGCCTTGACTACCCTTATGAGAAGACCACGAACATTGTTCGCAAGAACGCTCGGCTCGGTCAAAGCGTCACGGGTATCCTGCAGGTACCAGCAGAGAAGATTGAATGGCTTGATGAAGCATATGTTTCGTTGCGCGAGTTTGATGAAGAATGGTCAAAGCAGAATGGTTGGCCAACATCAGTCCGTTTGACGACTGTTCAGCCATCAGGAACTTTGGCACTGCTTCCAGGAAACACTCCAGGCATCCATCCAGGCTTTGCACAGCACTACATCCGACGGGTGCGATTCGGAGCTGCAGACCCACTAGTTGAAGCATGTCGCAAGCGCGGCTACAAGGTTGTTTGGGACATCGGCATTGATGGCCGTGAAGACCACACCAAGTATGTAGTTGAATTCCCATGCGAATCACCAGAAGGAGCAGTACTAGCAGCCAACATGACTGCAGTTGACCAGCTTGAATGGGTGAAGAAGATGCAAACCGTATGGGCAGACAACGCCGTATCGGTGACCGTCTACTACCGCAAGGAAGAGCTTGACTCAATCCGTGAGTGGCTGTCCAAGAACTATGACAAGGGCGTGAAGTCTGTGTCGTTCTTGCTTCACAGTGACCACAACTTCCCACTTCCTCCATACGAAGAAATCACCAAAGAGGAATACCAGAAGACTCTCGCCAAGATTGACTTCTCTGTACCTATGCATTCGGTGCCTTCAGACATGCTTGATTTGGACAACTGCTCTACGGGCGCTTGTCCTGTACGATAGAACCATGATTATTGAAGTAACCGACAAGAACGTAGAGTCGTTCATCTTTGATTCAGATAAAAGTGTTGTCATTGACTTCTGGGCACCATGGTGTGGTCCATGCAAAGCCATGGGCCCAGAACTAGAGAACTTTGATGTTGCCCACGGACAGCATTTCAAGGTTGGAAAAGTTAATGTTGATGACTATCCGGAAATTGCTGGAGTTTTTAACATATTCAGCATTCCAACAATTCTTGTCTTTGATGGTGGCGAAACTGTAAAGACACTCACGGGTGCGCGTACAGCAGAGAAACTCGCCAGCGAACTCAGCGAATTCATGAAGTAGTGCTGGGTTTCTGTATGCCAGCACAAACCGTTGGAATATTCTCACCGGGCAAGATGGGTCGCACCATTGGTCGTTCGTTAGCTAAAAGTGGTCACCGTGTCATCTTCTCAAGCGAAGGCCGGTCAGAAGGGACACGCATACACGCAGAGAACCTTGGGTTCCTTGATGCAGAGACAAACGAAAGGCTTTTCAAGAAGTCTGATGTCCTGTTTTGCATTGGGACAAATGGTATTTACGATTATGGTGCAGAACTTGCAATTGCCCACGGGTTCAAGGGTATCTATGTTGATGCAAACTCAATTAGCAATGAAGCAGAAGAAAAGGCATTAGCGACAAAACTCCGTAATGCTGGAATTGATTATGTTGATGCAGCCCTTCGAGGCCAGCCATTAGGTGAACCAAACTGGGGTCGCACTATGTTTCTTTACGGTGACAGCGCTGAAAGAATTGCACCGATGTTCACTGATTCAATGTGGTCCATAAATGCATGCATGCGCTCTGCTAAAGAAATCGTGCGCCTGATTGACACACCAAATATTGCCCAATAATGTACGCATTAGGCTTCTTCTTAGGGTTTATTCACGGAGCATTAGTTTTCTATGCCGTTCGCGTATACGCACGGATTAGAAATCGGCGTGAGCCTCAATAAATTGGACTAGTCGTTCAGCAGTAGTTGTGCCTTCGTACACGGGTGAACTTCTCAAGAACTTAATGAAGTCATACCAAAACTTTTGCTGGTCTGGTGAATCAAACACCAACGTGTACTGAACAATCGCCTGAGAACCAGCAGAGTTAATAGCTGTACTTCCACGGGTTGCAACCTCACGGGCGTCAACATTGGGTTTTGCCTTAATAACATTGTCGCCATCTTCGTTCTGCTCGACCTGAACATTCTCTCCAAGTGGTGGATTGATGATAACTGGAGCGATATACCCAGTCTCTTCATCTGTTTCTATTTGGCGCTCTGACCACTCGTCAATTGCTGCCATCTCAAACTCATCCCAACGAAGGTCTGCAAGAAGGTCTGGATAAGAGTCGCTAATTTGTCCAAGAAGCTCAACTATGTCACCCTGCTCCGAATAACCAAGCTCCATTGTCCTGTTATCGGCCAAAGCAAAAGCAATCGCCCTGTCATCATCTGCGTCAAGAACAACAGCGGCAATCTCCTTCCAACCAAGTTGCTTGGCTGCCTCAAGCTGATGGTTGCCAGCAATAACAGTGAATGTTCCATCGTCATTGTCACGAACAACAATCGGCTTCACTTGACCAAACTCTTTATAAGAAGCTGCTATTGCTCCGATATCTCCACGTCGTGGATTTCCCTCTAGGGGCAGGAGCGAATCAATTGGCTTAGCGAGCTTCTGGATTGATGGATGAATGTCCACTATTCAGCCTTAAGGTGTAAAAGTGCGCTGATAGAGCCATCCTCGTTCTCGCGCTGGACCTCAAGACCAAGCAGCTCAACGACATACTCGGCGATATTCGTCATCTGTTGCACCAAATCCGAAACTTGCTCGTCTGTCATTGAATCGTTGTAGGTAATATCCAAAAGACTTTCTCGGATATTGCTCAAAATCTTAAGCTGAATGTCTGAAATATTTGTCTCTGTGGCCATTGCAAAAGACTAGCAGCCCTGATATGCTCATTCCACCAGGCCTACGGGCATGAGTTCACAGATAGGAAATTCCATGTCAGCACAAGTAACCCTTATTGGGAACCTCACCAAGGACCCAGAATTGATGGTCTTCGACAGCGGGAAGACAAAAGTGTCTTTCTCTGTTGCGGTCAATCGCCGCTGGACCGACGAATCCGGAGAGAAGAAAGAGCAAGTCAGCTACTTTGACGTAATTGCTTGGGCGTACACCGCAGACGACATTGCACGAGTTCTTTCAAAGGGCAATGCAGTAATCATCAATGGTCGCCTTGAACAGCAGAGCTGGGATGACAAGACCTCGGGCGAAAAGCGCTCAAAGGTTGTTGTTATTGCAGACAACGTTGCAATGGCGCTCCGTAACATTGAGAGCTACGAGCGTCGCCAGATGGGCGAAGGCAAGACCTCAATCCCAGAGCAGAAGACTGCAACTTCAAGTCGCTCAGCAAACCGTCCGCAAATGAAGCGCGCGGAAACGCAGGAAGAGCCGTTCTAGTCGTTAACTTCAACTAGAGGCTAAAGCCCGCCAGCCAGCAATGGTTTGGCGGGTTTTTTGCTTATTTGAGTAAGAAATATTACATTTTTCTTAAACCCAATACCCATAAGGGTTTAAAACGGTCTTTATGTGGAGTTTGCTTGACAAAAGTTGGGATTACCCAGCCATAAAAGATATAATTTTGTATGGAGATTAGTTACTAACCCATAGGGCATTGCAGTTTACGCCCGCGCTTTATTCCCCAAACAAAGGAAAAGGAAATTGCACACAATTCACGGATATGGAATCTCTTTACTCTTTTTTATAACCGGGATGGTAATCCCAGGTAGCGATGTAGAGGCTCCACACGAGTCCGGTCAGACCGTGGAAATAACAGAAGTTTCAATTGACCTAGAAGACATCGTCGCGAGCCAAGGGCAGGAAATTCGGGAAACAGAACCGTCCTTTCGGGCACAGCGCAACCTCCCTCAGTTTGCGCCAGTCCGTAATGACCATTCAGGGAAGCGCCAGCAGGTCCCACAAGACCCTGAGAAGCGCTGTCCACGTCTTGAGCCAGTATTCGAGGCTTACGGGCTTTACCCCGTTCAGACATGGTCCTATATCGCCTGGAGGGAATCTGGATGCCGTCCAAAGGCGCAGAACGCAACATGGGATGCCAACGGGAACATGACATACGCCCTCAATAAGAACAAGTCATACGATACAGGCTTGCTGCAGATTAACTCCTCATGGAAGTCTGTAACGGCCAAGGTGTGTGGCGAAGATGCAGTCCAGAACAGGATGCAAGGCTTAAAGAATATGCATTGTAATCTGATGGTGGCTCGCTACATCATGCAGCATAGCTCAGGCGGGTTGTCTAACTGGAGGATGTAAACTCCGTAGTCACAATAAAGCCGTCTCTTTCATTATCTGGCGGAAGCTCGGAAACCACCATTAGTCTCTTCACCCACCTGTCGTAGCCGTCATAACGAGGGCTAAATGGCAATCTGCCATGAACGGTTCGGCGGTTATCTATAACCATGACATCCCCAGCCTCAAGCGCAACCTTCTGGGTGCATTTGGCTATAGCGATGATTAGCTCATCAAGAGCATCGTTGGCTTCCTGTGTCTTGCCTCTCATGAAGAACTCGTCAAAGCAAATCTGGAATCCATCTTCATCTTCCGAGAGTATTGCTTTGGTTAGCTCTACATCTGGCTCTCCGTGCATTCTGAAACTGTCGTCAACTTTTGTTATGAACTGTGGTTTCTTGAGCTCTTCAACTGCGGCTGGTGAGAGACATTCAACTATGTCGCATATATCCGCATATGTGGTGTAAGCGGTTTCATCTCCACGTAAACACATGAGTAAAACGAAATCTGGTTTATACGGGTGAAAAGCAGTCTCAGTGTGAAGCTGAAGAACAACCTTGGATGAAGTAGAAATCTGTTGTGACTCTGTCTTGAAGACTGGAACTATGTTCTGAATCAGCAAGCCATCCTGCTCTTGTTTGTAGGAGATTGGATAACCGATTGAGGAGGATATTAAAAGCAACATGTGGTCGGCAACTTCTGTCTCTTCAGCGCCGTATGGAGTTGCGGGTGTTTTTGGAATATCGCCTATAGGGATGTTCTTATGTATGAGTGGAGTATCTAGTGAATCTAATTGCATGGCCATTTACCACAAGTACTCCACAAAAGCGTGCACTTCTGTCTTTACTTCATTTCTGTGAAATGGGTCAAGGACAGAACCCCTTAATTTTTCTGCTATGTCTGGACGAGATTCGTTCAGTAGATTGAAATAAACCTGTCCATACCTGATTGATTTATCTTCTTGCGAGAGCTTGTTGTACTTGATGCTGGCGTCTGCAAGGAAATCGTTAAACGAGATGTATTCGATAATCATGACGGCAGTCTACTGGTCTAAGCGCTCTCCGCACTTCTTGCATTTGACAAGCCACGGGTAGCGTACGACGAAATCTGCTGGGTGCGTGCATTCAAGTAGCTTTTTAGCCTCAGCATCAGCGAGAGCACGAATGAACTCAGCCAACGACACACCCTGTATCTCGGCAGCCTGTTTCCATTTGTCGTGATTTGCCTCAGATGTGCGAACGATAACCTGCTTTTGAGCTGGTTCACCTGGCTTAGAGCCAGTATTTGAGCGTCTCCCCATCGTTATGTTCTCGGCCACCTTCTCCATAGCTGCATCAAGATTGTCATCTTCTTGATTATTGAGGTGCGACAAAGAAGCCTTCACTTTCATTATTGCGTTGTTCAAGCTCTCGTTCAAGTTCGTTCACCTTTTTTCTTAGTTTGGTTATCTCAAGTAGTGCCATTGAATTTAGCTTAAGTTCTGAGTCACATGCTGGAACTCGGCTTTCAAGCCAGTCAATAATGTCTATTTCACTCATCAATCACTTCGCCATCCTCTACGATTTCTGCATCATAGATTGGTGAAAGCTCCTTAACTTCTCCTAAGAGCTTGTCAATGTACTCTTTTGAGATTACACCAGATGAACCCATAATCTCGAGAAGCTTCTTCGCTTCTGCCTCAGGGCTAAACTGTTCAGCTGCGGTTGTTGGAATCGCTCCAGCAAGAGTGGCCCTAATTGGGGCGCTACCGCCAATGTCCATTTGGATATTCACATTGTTCTGTTCCATGCCAAGCAGTCGTGAACGCCTATCCATTATGGACAAAACCTGTTGAATCGCTTTCAAATCTGGTTCAGCAATAATCTCGGTTCCATCATCCAGTGTCTGTTTTCGTGGTTGTGTTAGTGGCCAGATTGCTGTCTGCAGGGCATCAAGTCTTTCCAGCTCCATTCGAAGAACTTCCGGATAAGCCATTAAGGCTTCCTTGTTCAGCTTCTCCAACTGCCTTCGCACAGCAGTGCCAACAGCAGCAGAAGTTATGCTGAAACGCCGAGCAATCTCGCCTATGGAAACTCCAGCTTGTCGCATCTTGAAAATGCGTAAATCGCGCTCAGCCAGAAACTCTCTAGTCAGCGGTTTTTGTGAACCTGCCATACACCTAGATTAGTGCATTTTCATGAATTCCAAGGTCTCAAATGGAAAGCGAACAGCTCGTTTCATGCGAATAGGCCATGCACGATTGTCTCGTGCACCTCGGAAGTGGTTGACCTGATACACATAGCCTTCCAAAGAAATTGGGTCTGGAGTTAATGAAATACCAAACTCTGGCCAACGCGACCAAACCGATGAACCGAAAGGTCGTAACTCACGACTTGAAGCACTTGCGCCTAGAGGTGCGTGGTGCTCCAACCAGAATGCGCAGCCATAAACATCGCGAATCTTGTCCAAGAACTTTGCAACCTCTACCGCAAGCGCCTCGCTGGTCTTGTTTCCATTATCAACATAGGCTTTGTAAAGAGGCCCAAGCACAATAAGTTGCGGCTTTTTCTCTTCGCAAAGACGCTCGACGATTGCCCTGTCACGAGCACTTGTGAGGTCTAGTCCAGCTGGCTGGATATAAAGGTTTGCATCAATTCGCTTGTTCTTTGACATTTTCAGCGCCTCACGCATGATTGAGTGCGATGTTCGCTGGATGATTCGTTCTGGGTTTTCCAAGTCAATCATAAGAGTTGTAATTGGCTCCATTGGTTGGAAGGTGAAAGGGTGCACGCCAGCGGCAGAACAAATTGCCACCTGCCGAGCGAGCATCGTCTTGCCGACGCCTTCAGCTGCAACAACAATCACACGTTCTTGCTTCTCAAGAAGTCCTGGGATAATCCACTCGTAACCACGGTCTTCATACTTTTCGAGAAATTCTTGCCAGTTGTAAAGACGTCCAGTGTCTTCATCAGAGTGCTGAGACATTGAACTAAGCATGATGCTTACGCGATTCACCATTTGCTCAAGCGTCAAATCTCCATTCTGAACCACAGATTGAACAATGTCTAAAATTCGTTCACCTGCAGATTCATCTTCTTCTGATTGAAGAGCAGTTGCGTCACTTGGTAGTTCATACGTCAGTTCGTCTAACTCATCTGGTTCATGCCCTGAATCAATATGGTCAGATATGTCTTTGCCGTATGGAGAAACCCAAACTCGTACATTGCCACCCAATGCACGCACTTCTGATGCAACATTCAACGCATGGTCTTTTCCTGGTTCATCGTTGTCTGCAATAATCTCAAGGATTTCTGCACCAGAAAGAATCTGAGAGTACTCAGACTCCCAGTGACCAGCACCGCTTGACATTGTCGTAGCGCATAAACCGTACTTACTTACGAGATTGTCAACATCCTTTTCTCCCTCAACCAACCAAATCGGCTCTTTGTTCTCTATGGCTTTAATAACCTCTGGCAGGCGATACAAGACTTTACGCACGCCTTTTGCATCGTAGATATGTTCACCAGGCATGTCTGGGTCTGGACGGCGATGTCCAAAGGATTTCTTACCAAGTTCATCGACATAACGAAGCTTCTCGTAAAGAAGAGTTCCATCTTCATCCCGAAACTTATATACAGCAACCAGTTTTCGCGAAGATTTCTTCTGCGACTGAACAGCTGGAGCTTCTCGGTACTTTGATGGAGCTTCTTGCCAAGCATCAGAATGGCTTTTATTGAACAGGTCGGACATCTTTATACCCATTGCTTCACAAATCTGCTTGGTATCGCAACCATTGCCACGATGACAAGAAACAAGTACATCACCAGTGCTCTCTGATTGAGAGATGCTTAATGATGGGTTCTCGTCATCATTGCGACACGGGCATCGCGCAGCCCACTGGTTTTGACCAGCTGACTTAATGCCATCAAGCTTCCCAAGGAAGTCGTCTACTGCACGAGAAATCACGCTGACTTCGCGCCCCTCATTGAAAGCTTGATTTGCTTTTGCTTTTCTTTCTCGGCCTGGATGCGTGCATTTGCTTCTTGGCGCAACTTCCTTCTGCGCATGTTCTGTCGCTGTTTCCAGCCAGCTCCACCCCATATGCCAGCAATCTTTGGATTATCAATTGCGTAGTCCAAACACCTTTGCTTCTCGTGGCAGTTATCGCAAATCTCAATTGCTTTCGTAGCATTTTGACTTTGCTCTTGAGTCATTGGAAATTCTGGGAACCACCAATCGGTTGGCATGCCTTTGCACGCGCCGTCAAACTTTGGAACTTCTTCAATCTTGTACAGAAAATCATTGTCGTACATTATTTCCCCCTGAGATGGATATGTTCTTAACAACCTACACGAGCCCCTCGCGGTTGTCAACAAAAGTCTACAGGTATTGGAAAAAACTCCAAGCTTTTTGCTTGATATATCTACGAAGACGTTGACCAAGAGTAAGTGAGCCATAATAAGAGTCGATGAACTCGTCAATAGCTAACTCGGTCTGGTAGATGACTCTGTAATTCATTTTTTGATACTCGTCAGACATGATGTACTTAATCCAGCCATCATCATCAAAACTGTTGCTCTTCTGCAGGATTGCATCATCAATGCTTCCTTGGGTGGCGATTATTTCTAGCTTCCATCCCATTTTGCGTTCAATCTCACAGAGGATTTCGTTTATGGCTTCGCGGCCATTGAATTGGAAAGCTTCAGCAACGAAACTGTGAATAACCTTATCTTGAAAGATTTCACGCTTCAATTCATCCAGGCTTGGGATGTCACCTTCGTAGTAATCATCATCGATGAAAATTGGTTCGTCGCCGTCAAATACGGCTGGGTCTTCATCATCCCAATCTGGTGAATTCATTGAATCCGACATCCCTTCATGATACCACCGCTTTGTGGGCAGTAATCTTTTTTTGAGTGTTTGATGAATTCTCGTCCATTGTTGCCATTGCACCTACAGACGGGTCGCTGTATTTGTAGTGGTCAAGATATTCAACGATTGCATTATATAGAGACCATCCATTGAATCCAAACTTTCCAGCATTTTTATCATTGACATAAAGACTACGAATAAAAGCATTAACTTCTTCGCGGTTTTTTTGTTGTCTGCTAGTTTCACCGGGTTCTGCAGGAAATACTTTTGAAAGAACTTTGTCAATTTTGATGCTTCCGTTTGGAATATTGATTGACATCATTCGTTCGGCTTCTCGAGAGAATGCCTGACCCCAAGCGGTTGATATTTCAAGAACTTTTTGTGCATCTTCTATAACGGTGTCAACATTGCGCGTATGTCGAGCAGTAAATACTCTCTGCGCATGAGAGAGACCCATGATGACTGTGTTGTTGCAAACTGCCCGAATGTCGGTGTTTGCGTAACGAATTGGCCATACCCCATCATGCCCACAGCTAACAACCAAATAGCGAGCTATCTTGTCATTTGTGCCAGCTGGGTCAATCACAAGTGGGCCAAGTTCAATGGTTGCAAAAAATCTTTTACCATCACGAAGAACGCCAACAGTGTCAATTATCGCGTCACCAGTTGAAGCCCCAACAACTGCAAGTGCACGTTCTAAAACCTCGCTATTTTGACGCACCTCATAGCGCGTACCCACAGTGGCGAGAGCCTGAAAACCGCCATCTATGTTTTGTCGAATAGTTGCGCGGCTGTCGTCAATCATTACAACTGAACCATCTGTATTGCGCAAAAGGTTGCCATCATCGTCAACAGCTGCAACCCTTGAAAGTACAACATCAAAGTCTGCATTGGCTGCTGTGAGCATCGCCTCCATGGTCTGTAGGCCTTTCATTGGCGTTCCTAAGCGATGCCATGGAGCCATTCGCCCATCACCAGTTGCATAGGCCATGCTGGCCTTACCTTTGACAATCTCTAATTCATGTGCCATGGGTTAACTCTATCAGGTGTCCATATGTGTATAGAATGTGGTTACTGCGCAAGACCATCTCTACTCTGACCGGACATAGGGATGACTCCGCGGGTTTGGGGTGGTTCGTGTTCCTGAGACGCGAACCGCCCCTTTTTAATATGTCACTTTGTTGTTAATCATTTCAGTGATGAATTCTGTTGCCATCGCAACAAATTGTTCATGATTGATTTTCTTACTTGTTGAAGTTACATTAATTGACTGAAGCCTAGATATGACAATTTCTTCGTCCGAAATAGTTCCCCGATAAATACTGACAGTCTTGTCGCCATCCCACCTTGCCTGCCACACGAGACTTCCGTCCCCTATTGGGTCAATTTCTAGGATGCTATACGTTTTAGCTGACATCTTGTCTCCTTTTTCTTCTGGTCATATTAACCCGCAACTACGGCGTTTGCAAAGACCGACTTTTACAGATAACCTATAAAAATGAACCGAAGAAACTTTCTTTCCAAAGGTGCTGTACTCGGGATATCCGTCCCACTTATTGCAACCAAAGCCCTTGTTGATGCAACACGTGAAAAGAAGAATCCAGTTGAACCAGTTGTATCTGGTCAGGTTTTGACGGCACATTACATTAATGAACTTGCTGCTCGCATTAATGATTTGGAGAATCGCGTTTGACCAGACAACGCCTCTTCCTCGATATGAATTGTGTTGACGCAGCTCGGGAGCGAATGCGTCATGTCTACGATACGTTTGACACCGTCTGTGTTCAGTTCTCTGGAGGTAAAGACTCCACTGCTGTTCTGTATCTAGCTAAAGAGATTCATGAAGAGCGTGGTCTTGGACCAGTGAAAGTGATATTCCGCGATGAAGAGATGGTAAGTCCTTCTGTCGTGGAGTTTGTTGAAAAGGTCAGGAACTACGACTGGGTTGACATGGAATGGTATTGCCTCCCAATGGGGCAGGAGATTTGGGTTCTTGGTCGGCGTGAGTACTGTCTTCTATGGTCACCATACAGGGCACAGCAGGGAAGACTTGTTCGAGAAATGCCACCATGGGCAATAACTGCTGAGAGTTTTGGACTTGACCCCAGCCAGGCTTTGCCTCAATCGGTTGATTACTACACAATGCAAGGAAAAGCAGGTCGTGTTGCGTTCATTACTGGCGTTCGCGCAAACGAGTCAATGATTCGCTATCGCTCGTGCGTTCAGAAGCTTCATGAGAATTACATCGTAACCCCGTACAAGATGAAAAAGAATATCCCCTTGCGTTTTGCAAAAGTAATCTACGACTGGGAAACAGATGATGTTTTGCGATTCATAAGCGAAGAGCACAATGCTGAATACTGCGAGTACTACGACCTTGCAGCCATCACTGGGAGCAATACTCGCGTTGGTATTCCATTGCATGCTGTAGCTATACGACGTATTGGCGATGTTGTTGCAACAGAACCAGAGTTCTATGACCGCCTGTACGAATGCTTTCCACATATTGACGCACAGAGAAGATGGTGGCCAGACTACGACTTAGACAAGAGAATCCTCCAGTACTCGCGAGATGGCTGGGATGGCGTTAAACGATGCATCGAGGAGAACATAGTTACTCCAAACCTTCGCAAGCGCGCGTATGCGTTCTCTGCAGAGTTCCGGAAAAAACATGCACGAGACGCTCGCTCATACCCATTGCACTGGCTTGTGCGCAACCTGCTTATCCATGAGTTCCATGTAACTTCTGTGA